AAACGTACCGGGATCAGGCGTGGGGGTTCTGGCAGTCTGTCGGCATCACCCGCCTAGCCCCTGGCGCCCCGGTTGTGTTGGTCCTGACACGGTGGCACGCTGACGACCTCGCAGGCCGGCTACTGGCCGCGGAGGACGGAAAACGGTGGGTGGTCGTGAACCTGCCCGCCGAGGCCGGCGAGAACGACCCGCTCGGGCGGAAGCCCGGTCAGTTCCTTGAGTCAGCCCGGCAGCGAACCACGAAGCAGTGGGAACAGATCAAGGTCGCCGTCGGCCCGAAGGTGTGGCAGTCCCTCTACCAAGGCAACCCCACCCTCGACGAGGGCGGCGTGTTCCCCGAGAAATGGACCCATTACGACCAGCCTCTCTGGCTCGTGGACGACAACGGAACCCACACCGTGCCCGGAATGGAACGCGCCGACCAAGAGCTCGTGCAGTCCTGGGACCTCACCTTCAAAGGCGAAGATTCATCGGACTATGTCGTCGGGCAGGTGTGGCTCCGCATCGGGAACACCGCCTACCTCCTCGACCAGGTGCGGCGCCGCATGAACTTCAACGAAACCTGCGAAGCGATCAAGACCATGTCCGATCGGTGGCCGCAGGCTGTCGCGAAGTTCGTCGAAGACAAAGCCAACGGCCCCGCGGTCATCAACTCCCTCAGCGGGCAGGTCGCCGGGCTCATCCCGATAGAACCTGAAGGGTCCAAGTACGCCCGCGCCTCTGCAGTCTCCCCGCTCGTGTGGTCAGGGAACGTTCAACTACCCTCCACGAAGCTCCGACCTTGGGTCGAAGAGTTCCTCCAAGAGGCACTCTCGTTCCCTGCCGGCGCGAACGACGACCAGATCGACGCGTTCACGCAGGCCGTGAACCGGATCCTCCTCATGCCCCTCACACAGCAGGACACCAGCACCCCACTGGATGACCTGTACGACGACATCGACGCCCAAGGCTGGGTGGTGAGCCCTTACTAGAACACGGAAGGCGGGTGATGAGTCAGTGTGGCCCTTCACCCGCTATGACCGTGTCCTGGAAGAAGCCAGCACCTCTGAGGTGGCGGCCCTGACCTCCCAGGTCAGTACCTTGTCGTTCGAGCTCGAACGGGCCGTGGAATCCATGGCTGAACTCGAATTGTCCCGGGACAGTGCTGGGTGGCAGAAGCTCGGCGAGCAGGCCAACCGTGACTTCACCCGCGACGGGCTCCGCAAGGCCGGCGCCCAGGGCCGCGTCATGGGTATCGCGAACACCCTCATCAAGCGTGGACGGGCGATCCGGTATGCCTACGTGTGGGGGCAGGGCCTCGACATCAGCGCCCGCGACTCTGCGGTCAACGATGTCGTGCAGGCGTTCCTTGACGACGAGTCGAATCGTGAGTCGTTCACGGGCACCCAGGCGCGGCAGCAGCGGGAAGGTGCCCTGTACGACGAGGGCAACCACTTCCGGGCGCACTTCACTGACCCGCTCACGGGGCGGGTGCAGGTTCGGACGATCCTCGCCGACGAGATCGACGACATCGTCACGGACCCGGAGGACCGGACTGTTCCCTGGTACTACATCCGTTCGTGGACCGAGCAGGAGGTCAGCAAGACCGGAACTGTTACGTCGGCTCCACGGAAGGCCGCGTACCCTGCGCTGAAGTACCAGCCGGCCACCCGGCCTAAGAAGCTCAGACTCGGCTCGGAAGAGATCGAGGTCCAGTGGGACGCCCCGGTCAAGCACCTGAAGGTCAACGCGATCGAGGGCGGCAAGTTCGGGATCGGCGACTCTTACGCGTCCTTGCCGTGGGCGATGGGCTACAAGAACTTCCAGGAGGACTGGACGCAGCTCATGCGGGCGCTCGCCCGGATCGCGTTCATCACCTCGTCCAAGACGAAGTCCGCGGCCCAGCAGAAACGCGCACAGCTCCAGGGCATGGGCGCCATGCCAGCTGGCGGTACCGTGAACCTCACGGATGACCAGAAGCTCGAGGCAGTCCCGAAGTCCGGGGCTACGATCGACGCCGAATCGGGGCGGCCCATCGCCGCGCTGGTCGCGTCCGGCCTTGATCTTCCGGTGACGATTCTCCTGGCCGACCCGGGGCAGACCGGGGCGCGGGCGACAGCCCAGACCTTGGACCTCCCGACCCGGCTGATCTTCCAGGCCCGTCAGGAGCTCCACACTGAGGATCTCCTCGACACACTTGGGTACGTCGTGGAACAGGCTGTCATCGCCCCGCGGGGCCCGCTCCGCACCAAGGGCCGGGCCGTACGTGACGGTGACCGCCTGAAGGTCCGATTCGTGGACGACTCAGACTCCACGATCGACGTGATCTGGCCGTCCCTGGAAGAGACCGACCCGAAGACCATGATGGACGCGATCGTCGCCGCTGAAGGCATCCCTGATGTTCCGAAGCTGCCCCTGATCAAGCTCGCCCTTCAGATTCTCGGTGTTCGGGATATCGACGAGCTGTTGCAGAAGATCACGGACGCTGACGGGAACCTGATCCCGCAGGACGGGCAGGCCGGCGACCGGGCAACCCAGGCGTTCCGGCAAGGCCTCGACCCCTCGGAGGCGTTGGGATGAACGATCGGAGAAGGACGATCATTCGCGAACTCGCAGCCGACCTGACAGACGAGGACCTGGCCCAGCCTGACCGGATCATCGCGACGAGGTCCGGGAACACGCCGCCACCGTCAGACGGTGCGCCGCCCGGAACGGGCGGGTACCTGCCAGGCGGTGGCGTGCACGCAACCCTGCAACCTGGCGAGTTCGTCCTGGGGCGAGACATGTTCACCTGAGAGGCGGCGCCGTGGCGATCAACGAGAACACCCTCGCCGCGGTCGCTCAGATCCGCCGCGACTTGGACGCTATGTCCCGGGCGCAGACCGTAGCGCTCACCCGGGCGTGGGTCGAGGCGTGGGACGCGCTGGGCCCGGAGTTCACCACGGCGCTCGTGGAGCTGCTGCAAGGCTCCACTGACCCGGTGGTGCGGGCTGCTGTGGTTCGGAAGAATGCCCGCCTACAGCAGGCCCTAAAACAGGCCCGCGCGACTCTCGTGGAGCTCGCAAGGGCCACGGGTGAGATCGCGGTCAAGGACACGGCGCAGGTCGTCCTGGACGCCGTCTCCGGTCACGCGGCGATCGTCGGGTCACAGCTCCCACCGGGCGCCGCTGCCGCTGGGGTGTCGTTCACCAGGACCTCCCCGGAGGCGCTGGCATGGATCGTCGAGCGCACCACCCAGCAGATCCACTCCGCAGCAAGGCCACTGCCCGCCGACGTAATCCGTCTCATGAGGCAGGAACTCGTGCGGGGGATCGCGGTGGGCGAGAACCCGCGCCGCACCGCGGAACGCCTTGTGAAACGGGCTGAGATGCGTTTCAACGGCGGTCTCACACGGGCGCTCACGATCGCCCGGACCGAGACCCTGGACGCTCACCGGGCCGCGACACAGGCCAGTGAGAAGACGAACAAGGACATCCTCGCCGAGTGGGAGTGGTTCGCGAACCTCGACCGGCGCACCTGCCCGTCCTGCATCGCCAAGCACGGGCAACACTTCCCACTCAGCGAACCAGGGCCAGACGACCACCAGAACGGGCGGTGCGCACGGATCACGGTCACGAAATCGTGGGCGGAACTCGGGTTCAAGAACATCCCCGAACCTGAGCCCATCACTCAGGACTCGAAGGCGTGGTTCGACAACCTAACCCCGGACACGCAACGGGCCATCATGGGCCCGGCCCGGTTGGAGCTCCTCAACAGCGGCAAAATCACCTGGGACGACCTGTCCCAGAAGGTCGAAACGACGGGGTGGCGGGACTCCTACCGGACCCCTTCGATCAAGTCACTGGTCTAGGTCGCCAAGGATCGCTTTCCGCTGATTCTCGCCGATCTCCCACTGCAACGCATCACACCACACACACCCGAGCAGTAGGGAACCGCCCTCAAGGCTGAGCTCAACCCGGCGAACCTCCCAATCATGGCCCGGGCACGCCCCAGGCTCCCCCTGGGCGTCGTTACTGTCGTCTCGACTCATCGTATGCGCCCATCTTCTCCAAGAGGTACTTACCAAGTGCGCCCTTGATACGCACCAGATGATCGGTTCGGTCAGCAATGGTTGATGGTGAGATTCCGACGGACAGTTCGTACCCCGGCTTCTTTGTGGCTCGGTCGTGCTTTCGCTTCAGAACGATCGCGTCGGTGTCACTTACGAATGACCACTCGCCATGCATGAAGAGGTTTCGATCTTTGGTGAGAGTTTCAAGGTCCGCGCACAGCTCCTGAAAATCGACGGCGCCAGAGCAATCTCGCAGAGCGTTAATTAGTTGCTCACCGCTCCGGCTCCATTCGCCCTTGTCCTCATCGGGCAGCCCGCGGTGTACAAGGATCAATTCGCCAGCGACCCCCTCGACGTCTGCAAAGACGAACGCGAATCGACCAAGCTCGCGGCAATAGTCCTCGGGGTAGGGCCCCCACGTATCTCCCATCTTCACAGCATATAAGGAGGCCACGTGCCCAACAGGATCCGCGAAGCCACCACAGGGACCGTGGGTGAGCTGACAGGCAAGACCATGGAAATCCGGCTCATCACGCCCGGATGGGGCAGCAGCGGCTACTACAGCCCAGCAGTCCTCGAGCAAGCGGCGCAGGACGGCGTGTTCCCCAAGGGAACACAGCAGCACATCGACCACCAGACCGCCACCGAGGACATGGAACGCCCGGCAGGGTCCCTCACCACCTGGGCCGCGGTCCTCACCGAAGACGCCGCCTGGGACAGCAGCAGGCAGGGCCTCTACGCCCAGGCCCGTGTGTTCGGCCCCTACCAGGAACTCCTCAAGGAGATGGCAGAGGTCGGCCTGGCAGTGTCCATCAGCGCCGCGGCGATCGCAAAACCCGGGGAAGCCGAAGGGCGCCGAGGAACGATCATCGAACAGCTCATCCCAGACCCACTCAACCGGGTGGATTTCGTCACCATCGCGGGCCGGGGCGGTGCCGTCGAGCAAGTCCTGGAACACGCCACCGAAGCCACCACACGAGACATCGAATGGCAGATCCGCGAACTCCTGCGGGCGGCATTCGGGGGCCCGGACACGTACGTGTGGCTTGCCGATCGGGACGAAACCGAGGGCCTCGCCTGGTACGAGATCGAAACCTCCGAGGGGGCCGCGATCTGGCAGACCGGGTACACGGTCACACCTGACGGGGTCGTTTCCCTCACGGGCGAGACCGTCCAGGTCCGCCGTCGCACCGTGTATGACCCCATCACCTCACCGCAGGAATCCCAGAACCCTCCCACGCCGGCCCCGGCTGGGGAAACCACCGCCACCACACCCAAGGAGGAACACGTGGCACACATCGAAATCGAAGAGACCGAGCTCGCTCGCCTCAACGAGTCCGCCAGCCGGGCCGCCGAGCTGGAAACCGAAAACGCGCAGCTCCGCGAGGAGGCCGCCAAGACGCGCACTGACGCGATCACGTCCGCCGTGAACGAAGCGTTCAGCACCGTCGAAGCGCCCCGCGTCCAGGCCGCCGTCCTCGCCGAAGCCCTGGCCGGTGAACAGTCCATCGAGGACATCACCGCACAGGCCCGCGAAGCAGCAGCGGAGATCCGCTCCGCAGCTGGCGAAGGCAAGCCGTCCGGCCTCGGCCACACCACCCGCGAAGCCGTCACCCGCAGTGACGCCGACATCGCCAACGCACTCTAAGGAAGGGGCGAACACATGGCACTGAACCAGCGCTACCCGCACGCCAAGCACATCGAGCTCACCGCCCCCGCAGGCGGCATCATCGGCGGCAACCCGTACAAGATCGGCCAGTTCGTCGGTGTGGCGCTCCACACCAAGAACGCCGGCGAACGCTTCACCCTGTGGCTGGATGGCTCCTACGACGTCAACGTCACCGGGGCCCTGACCGAGGGGCAGCTCGTCTGCATCAAGGCCAGCGACAACACCCTCACCGCAACAGCCACCGGCAACTTCCCCTACGGCGTCGCACTCGCCGCGAAGGGCGCCGGCGCTGGCGTGGTCGAGGTTGCCCCGTTCGGCAAGATCATCACGACCACGGCACTCGCCTAGGAGGCACGCATGGACATGTTCGACAACCAGGGGTGGCGCACCGCCACCGACCGCCAGGAGAAGGTCTTCGAGGCGGCAAACTACTTCGGCACGAAGCGCCGCGGCGGCCCGCTCGCGACCGCGGAACTCGCCGAAGCGTTCGCCACCACGGACTTCCCCGTACTCCTCGGCGCGGCCTTCGAGAAGAAGGCCATCGAAGCGCAGAAGGCCGCAGTGCCGGAGTTCGAGCCGATCCTGGCGAAGGCCACGGCCCCGGACTTCCAGCGCCGCAAGCTCGTGGA